ATGAGGGTGAACTAGCAGTGGGAACTACTGTTTTTATTGTTGCTGATGGTGAGCAGATTCCAGCTCCTGAAGGCACACATGAATTGGGTGGTGAGTTTACTGGAATCAAGATCATAACAGATGCCAATGGTGTAGTGTTAGAGGTTATTGATGAGAGAGCAACAGAACAAGCAGCAAGCTCTGATGAGTTTGAAGCTATTGACATTGAAGAGATGCCAGCAGCACTTGAGAGAGCTACAGAGGTAATCGCAGCAACTTTGAACATTGAAATGGGGCAAGCCTATGACATTGCAACAGCAGTCATTGCAGCTATCAATGCAGAAGAAATGAAAGAAGAATCAATGAGTGCTGAGCAAGTAGAATCAATTGTGAATGCAAAGATGTCATCATTCTCTACAGCTGTAGAAGCTATAGGTGAAATGATGCAGACTATTGCTTCAGATAATGAAACACTTCGCACTGAGATGGCAGCAATGAAAAATGATTTTGAATCATTCAAAGCAATGCCTTCAAACAGCACTACTGAAGGCGAGAAATTCGCAAGAACAAATAGCACATTGACATCACGTCAATTATTCCTTAAATCACAAATTAAATAACAAAGAAAATGAGCTTAAAAAAGTTTATCAAGCAAAAATTCGACTATGATGTGTCAGGTTTGGCAGCATATGTAGACGAGCAAAGAGAAGATCTTATCACTAGATCAGTAACTGAAGCAAAGACTTTACGTTACATCACAATTCAAGAAGGTATCAAAGGATCTGAAGAGATCAAATTATTAGATGATACTTTGACTTACCAAGCTGGAGATTGCGAAATGACACCAGCTGGAGATACAGTATTCACTGATCGTGCAATTGCTGTTGAGACTCTTGGATACATGAAGAGATTCTGTCAAAAAGACTTGGCTGGATTTTGGACTCAATTAGCTTTGCGCCCAGGTGCATCTGCTGAGGACAAAGAACTACCTTTTGAAGCACAAATCACTAACTACCTTTTGAGCTTACATGCACTTGAGTTAGACAAATTGATTTGGAAAGGTAACAAAGCAACTGGTACTGGTAACCTTCAGTGGATGAATGGATATCGTCAATTCTTGACTACTGCTAACGGATGTGTGAATTTGAACACTTCTGCAACTGCAAGTATTGATGCATCAAACGCTTATGATGTATTCTATGAGTGTTTTACAAATTCTCCTGAAGCTGTGGCTGAAGCAGGTGATTTCGTATGTTTTGCTGGACGTGAGAACTTCAACTACTTGATGAAGAACTTGGTTGATCTTAATTTCTTCCACTATTCTCCAGCACAAATTGCTACAATGGAAGAGATCATCGTACCAGGTACAGATATGCGAGTGGTTAAGGTACCAGGACTTAATGGTCTTGACAATATCTACACTGGGAAAGCAGCACACTTTGTATTCGGAACTGACTTATCTTCTGACTTTGATAACTATGATCTTTGGTATTCTCAAGATGATGATGTTATCTATATCAGATCTAAATTCAGAGCTGGTGTACAAGTACCATTCTTGGATCAGATCGGAGTTTGGAACGGAACTGGATCACCTAACTAATTAACAAATATGGGGAGGCTTAGGTCTCCCCTAACTTAAAAAATACAGAAGAGATGGCATGTAATATGACAACTGGGTTTAATGACAGAACATGTACCAATGGAAAGGGTGGTATCAAATCTGTTATTTTGTTCCCAATAGGATCAATTGCAACTGGGCCAACATTGACTGGCAATGAAATCACAACATTGACTGTCACTGGTGAGGTATTCCAGTACAAATTGAAATCAAATTTATCTAGCTACACTGCGCCTATCCGAGTAAACAAAGAGAATGGAACTTTATGGTATGAGCAATCTTTGAACATGATCCTAGCATCAGATACAAAGGAGCTTCGTGCTGAGATCCACTTACTTGGACAGAATGAAGTGGTAGCAATTGTTGAGAAAGCTGATGGTACTTATGTAGCATTAGGACTTGATGAAGGTCTACAAATCAATGATGGATCAGAATACACTTCAGGTGTTATCAAATCAGACAGAAATGGACATTCAATTGTCTTGGCTGGTCTTGAAAACAATGAAGTGCCTGATGTAGCAGCTGGTATTGTAGCAACTTTGTTGACTCAACAGTCTCCAGTAGTTTAATCTACCTAATCAAACCAAATACTAGAAGGGAGAGGATGAGTATTCCTTTCCCTTTTTTTATTAAATTAGAGCCATGAAAATAGATCAGAAATTTATTGGAGCCAAAGTCAAGAGTAATCTATTGAATAGATACTTTGTGATTGAGGAGGGCAATGAGGAGTTATATATTAAACTAGGACTTTTGCATATCTTTGTAAATAGTGAGCCTAAAATAAAAATAATAAATGTTAAGACTCGAGAGATATCAGACATCAACACTGATAGTGACAGTAACGGAATATCAGACTCTGACAGCCCCTTATTGGCTCCTTGAGTTTACGCATGAGCAGAGCTTTGAATCTGTGACTTGCATACTTCCAAACATCAGTACAAGCACATCAAGATTTGATGAGTTTGTGATTGAGGATGGTGTGGATGTGACTTTCCCATATGCTGGCTTTTACACATACAAAATATTTGAGCAGACATCTAGCAGTAACTTAGATCCTGATCTAGCTGACAATCTATGTGAAGAGGGCAGAGCACATGTGTATGAGATTGACTCACCATCAAATGAATTTTCGACAACAATATTAAATAACATATATGAGTAAGATCACCAGCTTGTCATTCAGCAAGCAGTATCAATTGCCAGTAGAAGAGAAAGATTCTCAAAGAGGCTTCATGAAATGGGGCCGCAAAAATGACTATGCATTTTTCTTGATAGAGCTACTGCAAGGTAGTGCCTGGCATCAAGGTATCATAAAGAATAAAACCTACTACATTGCTGGTGGTGGCCTTGAGGCAGTATCCGGTGATCTGACTGCTTTCCTTGCAAATCCATTTGCTGACTTTGACATGAATGAGATTGCTCAAAGAATGGCCTTTGACTTTGAGGTGTTTGGTGCAATGGCTGTGATAGGTACATGGAACAGAGAAGGTACTAAGGTAGTGAGATGGGAGCACATGGATATTGATCTTATCAGAATCACTGAGGATGAAAGACTTTACTATGTATCTGATGACTGGTCAGCTTTGCAGCAATCAGCAGAAAAGACAAACTATAGAAGCTATCCAGCACTTAATGAAAACAATCGCACTGGATCATTCATTCTGTACTACAAGGAGCCATCTAAGCAAGCGAGAGGTGAGAAAGGAATTTATCCAAAGCCTCCTTACTATGGTGGTATTACAGCCATTCAGACAGATGTTGATATCAGTAAATTCCACATGTATGAATTGCAGAATGGATTCAAGGCCGGTACACTAATTAACTTGGCATCAGGTGAGCCTGAAACATCTGAAGAGGAAAGAAAGATAAAAGAACAAATCAAGGGCCGCACACAATCTGTGGAGGATGCTGGTGAGATCATCATCACATTCAGCAATGGAGCAGACGAAGCTCCTACAGTAATGCCATTGAATGGTAATAACCTACATGAGAGATATGCCATGACTGAGAAGTCAGTGCAGCAGAATATTCTTGTGGCCCATTCTGTGGTGGCTCCTTCCTTGTTTGGTATTGCTCCAAATGGATCATTCAACGCAGCTGAGACAGATGACTTGTTTGAGATCTATAAGAATACCTATATCAATTCAAGACAGAAGCAGATTGAATGGCTGATGAATTACATGGTACAGCTATCAGGAGCCATTGGTACATTGAAGCTAGTTGATGTTCGCCCAATTGTAGCTGCTGCACCAGTGACAGCAACACCAGTAGATACAGCCTTGAGCACTGATGCAAATCAATCATTAAGCAAAAGTCAGATATCAGCATTGATGGATATAGTTGAAAGAGTAAAATCTGATTCTTTGTCATCTGATTCTGCATTACATATTGTGATGGCATCATTTCCAACAATTGATGAGGCACAAGCTAGAAAGATTGTAGGATTGCCAACAACTACACTATCCAGCTGTGATCATAAGCATGAATTCAGTGCTGATGAGATCACAATATTTTCAGAATATGGTGTTGATTCATCTGAATACAAGGTCCTAAAGACAAATATCATTGAATGGGATACACCATCTGATGAGGTATTCAGCAAAGAACAGATGATGTTTGCAACTATTGGTGAGGTCAAAGCTACTATTTCAGCACTAGAGAAATCAATTCTATCAATGCTCATTGCTGGTGAGGATGCATCATCTATTGCATCAGCTACTGGAGCCAGTGTAGAAGAGATTGCCAAGTCAACTGAGAGACTTATTGACTTTGAATTACTTGTTGATGGGGAGGTGTCTGACTTGGGAAAGCAATTGCTGGATGAAGCTCCAGCTCCTATTGATCAATTCATGGTGGTGTATACTTACAAAGAAAGACCAGGTGTGCCAAGAGTATTGACTAAATCAAGAGACTTTTGCCTTAGACTATTATCATTGAATAGACTTTACACAAGGGATGAAATCAACAATATCAGCTCAAGAGTAGATCGCAATGTATGGAACTACAGAGGAGGATGGTATACAAATCCTCAGACTCAAGTAAGCACACCATATTGCAGACATATTTGGGTGCAACAATTAGTTATTAAAAAACAATAAGACATGAACTATTTACTTTCTGTTGAGAATCTCAAGAAGTTAGGATTGATTCACATGAATACAGATACAAAGATCCTATCTGTATGTATCGCCAGATCACAAGATATGCACTTACAGCCAGCACTTGGAACACCTTTGTACAAGGCATTGCTGCATAGGGTTGAAACAAGCACATGGACTCAAGACTATCTGACACTGATGAATGACTATGTGATTCCTTGTTTGGTAGCATTTGTTGACTTTAGAGCAGCTGCAATGCTGAATGAGAAGCTGACTAATAAAGCTGTGGGCCGCCAGTCAGATGAAACAATGACAGCTAATACAGATACAGAAACTGTACATCTTAGAGATATGCTCAGAAAGGATGCGTATTTTTACAAAGAAAGATTGATAGGATTTTTGAAAGATGACAATGGTGTCAAATATCCTGAGTATTTGGTATGTTGTGATGACAATTCATGCAATGAATCTATGACTAAGGATCAGACTGGATATAAACCTTTTGGATGGATAGTATGAAAAAATTCACTGCAAGCAAGAAACAAATTGACAAATTAAAAAATTACCTAAATGGAAAAGACTCTAAATCAAATCATGCTGGAGCTGCAAGAGATCGCAACACAGCACAGACAAATAAATGAGTTTTTTCAAGGTGACTTCCTTGATGCTATAAGCAGAGATGCTGCACAGTATCCTCTGATGGTAGCAACTTTGCAGCCTAGTGGGATGGGTGCTGGATATGTGAATGTAAATTTTGTGATCACCATCTGTGACAAGTACAATCATTCTAACTACAGACAAATTAATGAGGTCCATTCAGACTGTTTGTTGATATGCAATGATATCAAGACTACACTACAGCAGTACAGATGGACTGAGTTTTCAGATGTCACAGCTGAGATAGGCACAGATCCATTCATCAATCAAGGTCAAGACATGGTGGCTGGATGGACCATGCTAGTATCTTTGAGAGTATTTGACAATGAGGATTGGTGTGCCATTCCATATGATGACTATGACTTTGAGAATGGGAATCCTCCAGCTGGCAATTGTGGCGATCTTACAACGACTTACAATGTGTATGTTGATGGAGTGCTAGAAGATACATTCACACAGAATACAACTGAAAATAATACAATTAATATAACACTAAGCTAATGGCAACTACAAATATTAACGTCACAAGTACTGGATATAAGACAGTTAAAGATGAAAGCACAGCACTGACTCAAAGGTCAGTATTAAAATTCGCTGGTGCTGGTGTAACAGCTGCTGATTCATCAGGTGAGACAGTAGTAACTATACCAGGTGCGCCATCAACAGTATCTTATGGACTCTTTGCTCAAACTGCAAATAGCACTATAATTACGAACACTACTTCAGAAAGCAGTCTTATCAATGGCGGTGTGGGTACATTAACTATACCAGCAAATGGATTTCAAGTAGGTGATAGTTTTAGGGCTGTGTTTGGTGGTGTAATGAATGCTAATAATAATCAAAATATTAGAATTAGAGTTAAAGCAGGATCTATTGTTCTGTTAGATAGTGGTATACAGAATCTAGGGAGTAGTGTTATAAATGATGTTTGGTCTTTAAATATTGATTTTACTATTAGAGCTATAGGAGCTGCTGGTGTAGCATCTATTGTAACTTTAGGTGCGTTTCATTATACAAAAACTAACAACGCTTCTGTGCAAGGATTTGGCTTTAACACAATAAATAATACAACATTTGATACTACAATTTCAAATGCATTAAATGTGACAGCTCAATGGGGAACTGCATCTTCAGGAAATAATATATATTCTGATATATTCATACTCAATAAGATATATTGATGGATAATTTCTTTGATATAACTAAACTTAGACTAAGAAATCTTGAGCAGAATTCAGGTAATGTTACTGATGGTAACAAAGGTGATCTTACTGTCAGCGGATCAGGAACAATTTGGAATATCAACACTAATGCTGTAACTGATAACGAAATAAATGATGTTGATGCCGATAAGGTTACAGAATCAGCTTTAAAAAGATTTACTACAGATACAGAAAAAAGTACCTGGAATGCAAAACAAGATAATATTTCTGCAATATCGGGAGGATCATTTGTATTTGTAAGTCAAAAATCTGACTTACCTACACCATCTGCTGGGGTGATCACATTGGCTGATGGAGTTACTTACTTCTTTACAGATGAGGTGGATCTTACTGGGGATCGTTTAGTATGTGGAATCAATACTACTATATTAGGAAGCTCTTCTGAAAATTGCCGAATCAAATCAACTGGCCTTGTTGGAACTGCACTAATTACATCAAACTATTCACTGCCAATAAGAAATATTACAATTGAGGCAAACGTAGCTTTGAATCTTGATGGGGATGGTACTACTACAGCAATAGATTGGTTCGGGGTGAATTTTACAGATTGCCCTACTATTGGAACTGTCAAAGACTATACTAATTTTATCATGCAAGATTCTGCATTTTTGAATAGTGGTAATATGACATTTGATGGTACAATAGGTACAATAGGTGCTAGTCAATGCTTATTCAATTGTAATGCATCAGCAACAGCTTTTATTTTAGCTCCTACTCTTACAGTGACTCGCAGATTTAGAATAGTTTACTCATCTTTTATTATTCTATCAGGAGAGAAAGCTATTGATTCTAATCCAGCTCCTACAATTCCTGATGATGGATTTATACTAAACTATTGCAACTTTTCAGGTGGAGGGACTTATCTTGATGGACTTACTCATACATCTTTAAAATCTTTGTTTATAAACAATGTAGGCATTAGCAATACATCTA